ATTTAGGAAGTTCCGGGCGAGCCGTAGATTCCCAGAGGATCGGATACGCCGAAGCTGTATCGCTCGCGAGCCTTGTACCGGACATTGCCGGTGTCAAAGTCGCCGTCCATTGAAGTTTCCAGAGCTGTGCGCTGGAAGTGCTTCATGCCGTTCGGTACATCGGTAATCAGGAAGAAGGCGTTGGTGTCTGTCAGGAAGTGGTTGACAGAGTAGCCTTCCGGAATCGAACCGTTGTTGCGAAGGGCGTTGATGTCGTTGTCAGCCGTGCCAACTCGACCTTCAGTCTCAAGCAAGCGAGTTGCCACAAACTGAAGCGCGGGTGGAACGATCAAACGACGGGGTCGGGCCGCGATCAGCAGACCACGCTCGTCGGTAAATGCGGCGATGTTAATCACAGCATCTTCCAGCGAGGTCTCGTTCAGATCAGCCGCAACGGTAGGACGGTTGGCGTTAGTGCCACCATTTACCAGCGGGTGAGCTGTGCTGAACAGCGTTACGCCGTCACCAGATTGGAAGGTGTTGAAGCCGTTGTTAAGGGGGTTAGCCGCCTTAACCTGCTTGGTGTGTGCCATAGCACGGGCCAGCGCCTTGGTGTAACGAGCAGACAGGGAGTCATACAGGTTATCCTCCATAGCTTCTTCCGTGATGGAAAAGCCAAGGGCGATGGTTTCGTGGTTATAGCGAGCAGTGAACGACTCTTGCGCCGAGTCATAGCTGATGGCGGCGCCTTCAGCTTTAACTGGTGCGGCACCAAAGCCGGACAGCTTCACTTCTTCTTCAAACGACCGCTCAGATGATTCAGTGTCATAAATCATCGTGTGCTCGTCGTCGTACCGCTCATACTCCAGACCAAACAAAGCGTTCAGACCGGGGAGCAGTTCTTTCAACATTTGTGCGCGTGAAATAGCCATTTCCTAAGTCTCCTTAAACGCCGAGCTTGGTCTCGTATGCATGACTAAGCGGCAAATAGGTCACAACGCAGTCGGTGAAAGAATCGCCTACTGAACTCTTGGGACCGTCCACAAAATCCACGATACGAAGCGGAAGCGTGTTGGTTGTTGCAATTGAACTAGCGTCAAGAGCGTTCTTGCTCCTGCCGATAGACGTTGAACCAGCAGTGCTGATAGCTGAAACATTATTACCCAGACCAGTCTGAGCAATAGAGCCATCACCCTGCATCTGGAACAACAGCTTCGGATCATCAACGACATAAGCCATGATGTCGTCCGCCGCAGTTGATGCGGGGAAGTACTGGTTAAAGGTCAACTGACCGGTGCCGGGATCGGTATAGGAACAGCCGACAAAAATGCCAACAGTGCCTGCAACGACAGCAGTAGTTACTGCCGCCTTTTCTACCGTACCAGTCGCGACCAGCTTGACGAAATCGCCATAGAAGATGTCCGTAGCGTAAGCATTGGCAATCTTAATATGGCGTACTTTTCCGGTGAAAGAACCAGAGGCACTTAGAGTGCCTACGGGTTCTGCACCCATCGGAGTAGCTGATGTAGCCATCTTTGTTCTCCATTACGAGAGTTGAAGGCCGGTGCTCTCCGTTTTACCGGAGTCAGCTCCGACCAAAGGTAGTCCGAGTTGACCGCTCAGGTTGCAGAACGGGCATTCGGGGGTCGTTTTGCTTGAGGAAGTTGTTGTCCACAGATTCCATCTGGCTTTCGGCCATACCCTGAAAGTATTCCTCTCGTTGCTGTACCTTGTCCTCTGGGGCTTTGCACAGTAACAAGCCGCCGATCTCAATGTTCCCTTCAAATCGGGAGTTGATATCGGACATGACATTCATCTCTGGCTTATCTTCAGACTTTACTGGAATCCATCCTTCTCGGAACTTCTGAGAGACGTTCGTGTTATCTGCATGGCCTAGTGTGCTGGTGCGTATCCAACGGAATACCCACCCATCTTCTGGGTCGGGAGTTGGTAATACGGAGGCCGGAATCCACGAATCGGATGGGCGTTGTTCAACTTCTCTGGACTCTGCGTCCCTTTTTTTGCGCTGTTCTGCCATTTTATGACTCCTTTATGAGCTGGTTGGCATACTGTTCTGCGGTTAACCCTAGTCGCTTTGCGAGAGCGAGTTGGGTGCGGCTCAACCTCACTTTGCGTGGTTTGGCGCCGTTATTCCTAGAGGACGGCGCCACCACCACGGAGGGGCTTCGGGAAGTCGAGGAAGACCTTTCGTCCTGAGACGATCGATCTGAGCCACTGTCTTCTTCACCGAAGTATTCTGGAAACCTTGACCGCACAGCGCGATCAATTTCGTCAAAATATTCATTTGAGTTAGGGTCATAACCCTCCTTTTCTACTAAGCGCTTATGCACTCCGTAGGCTAGGGCGGTCATATCCTCCTCTTGACCAAACCACTGGTTTTGCTCGGCCCACATGACAGCCTTTGGACTTGGCTGGGGTGGCTTTGGAGCGGCCTGCGGTTGTGGTTGCGGGGCAGGTTGGAACTGCTCCGGAGCTTGCTGAGGGCGTTGCTGTAACTGATTGAGCTGGTAGTCGGCAGACTTGTATTCTGACTGCGCGTTAATTAATTCCTCTTGCGCCTCAATGATCTTGTCTGTGTTGCCTTCCTCGTAAGCCTGCCGATAGCTATTTTTAGCTTTATCGACAGCCATAGAAGCTCGCTCTCGTATCTGATGAACCAGATACTGCTCACCCTCCTGAATGATTTGGTGATACTGCTTGCTTTGCTCCGCATACTGTTGAGCAACTCGGATAGCCTCCTCGCGGAGGCGCTCCGCCTCTTCGCGTTGACGACGCTCCTCATGCTGTTGATAGCGGAGCTTATTGATACGTTTTTTAACCTTCTCGGAGTAACCCTCCAGTTCGTCGTCTGACTCCGTCTCCTTCGGAGAAACCTTTGCCTCCTTGGCCGGTGGGCGGCGATCTTCTGGGGGCCGATCATCAATGACCTCTACGTCTACGTCAGGAACCGGACCAACCTCGGTTGGGGTTTTGGTGATAACCGTTTTGACGCCAAAAAACTTGTCTTCAGCAGAATGATCTTGCTGTTCAATTTGCTCTTCACTCATACCTTTTCAATCCCCCTCGGGTCTTCTACAACTGCCTCGACGCTGTCGTCGTTAATTAGGCGAAACTCTTTGCCGTGGATTTTGAAGCGCGTCCCACTGTAGGAGCGCATCAGTATCCAATCGCCTTCATCGCAATATGGGCCATTCGGAAAACGCGATTCGTCTTTGTAAGCGTCCGCACCCATCTTCAACACAAAACCGCAAATGGACCCGATTTCCTCTAGGTCCAGTGTCTGTTTTGCCTTGAGTATGCCGCCCTCTGTCGCCTCATCTGGCTCAGGCAGGGCTATAAGCAGTTTGTACCCCTTGGGATCGGGTAATTGACTAGCAGTCTTTTGCTCTTCAGTCATGATTCCTTTTCCTGCACCAGAGTTAGGCGTCTGGCGTCACCATGCGCTACACCGCGTAGCGAATTAGTCGCGCTCTATCCTGTCGTTCAGATCAAGAAGTGCGCGTTCGGCGTAGGCCAATCCTTGAATGATCCCTACACAGCGCGAGTACTCCTCCATGTCCTTGCATCCCCCGACCGCTATGTGGTCAGTGATCTCGTTCATGTGGTCGCGATATTCAGCTTGAAGCGCCTGCAACATGTTGTTGCTTGCTTTTTTAGTCATCAATTAAGTCCCTGACTACGTTGAAACCGGCTTTGAAGCCCTCGATTTCTTTTTGCGACTCATCCTTGCTTTGCTGGGTAGCCATCTTGGAGGCGAGTCGTGCGCTTTCTATGCGCTCCTGTTGCTCCATTTTCTGGAGATCGGTCATTGCCTTCGCGCTCTCTATGCGCTCTTGCTGTTCAATCTTCTGGAGATCAACCATTGATTTTGCTTGGGACTTTTGCAGATCGGCTTGTATTTTGGCCATATCTGCCTGCGCCTTAGCCGCGGCCTGCTGTTCCTTGATGGCCAACTCTTTCTGTTGCATCTGGATAACAGGGTCTTGCTGTTGCTTGGCGTTTTGCTCGGCTTGAGCCATCATCTGGGCCTTGCCGGTAATCTGCTCTGCCGCTGGGGCAACCAGTCTAGAAATGCGGAGTTCAATGTCCTCCGGAAGTTTTTCATCTGGGCCGGGAAGCTCCACACCCAGTTGCTGTTCAATCTTGGCCCGATAAGCGAATGCAACGTGCTCCGCGATATGGGCGGACATTGCCGCCTGCATGGCCTTGGCGTTGGGCGCCTTTGAGACCATTTTTTGAATTTCAGGATTCTGCAGGGCAGACATATGCACCTGAATGTGCGCCTCATGGTCTTGATAAATAAACGCCTTGACGGGGTCGCCATTCAAGATGTTCATATTCTCAGTGACGGGGTCTGTCGGCTTGATATCGTCCTCTGTCGGAACGATCTTGTCCGCGTCTTGAATGCCCAGAACATCCAGCATCTGGCGGTGCAGAAGCGGCATGTCGTACATCTGAGGCGCTGACGCGGCGAGCTGTAGTGCCGCCTGATACTGCATGATTCGCTGGGCCATTGTGCCCGCGTTAGGGTCGCTAACCGGGATAATGTCTACCCGATCATCAAAGTCCTCGACCATAACCTGACCATCTTCAAGGTCATACGGGTATGTTCCGGGTCCGTAGTCCTTGACGATCTCTGACAGGATTTTTAGCTCACCGGAGACGGCGGCGTGGACACGGGCTTGAACCGCACTCATCACCTTCATCTCTCGCTCAAGTACAGCAAGCGTGGTGCCAACCGGCGCTTCGCCATTGATATCCGAGGCTTTTACATCCGCCGCTGATGCGAATCTTCGGCCTTCCTGCACGATATCCCCAAGCAACTGGTATAGGACGTTGCTGGGTTCCTTGTAGGGTAGGAACGAGATGTTGTCGCGGATTGCACCACCCGGAACGTCTACGTCTCGGAACTCTCCGGGCATGATGGGAGTGTCATCGCCCTTGATCCTGAGTCCCCGAGATTTCAATCCCCCCGGTAGGTTGGCAAGTGTTCCGGCGTCTACCAACTGCCTCAGCAGTGATGTGGCTGATTTCGACAGCCCGCCGATCATATGTACCAGACCAAAGCCATAGAAGCCAAGTCCGGGCAAATACTGGTAGTGAACGTAGTGATCCCGCTTCATCTTCTTGGGATCGTCCTGATACCAGTTGCGTCGAATGGCCAGTATGTTTCTAGATGACTTGTCAATAGTAACGACATACGGCAAAGCAATCCCTGTGGGCATGCCGCGGTCAGTGTCTTCAAAGCCGATCAGGTCAATATCAACGTGCATTTCCAGCAGGGTGTGCCGATTGTCAAACTCGTAGTTTTCCGAGTCGCCTGTCAGCCGGTTGTACTTCTGCTGTATTTCTGAAATATCTGGAGCAGGAGGGGGTAATTCAACATCACTATAAAACCCAGCAACCTGTAACTTCCTGATTTCGTTGGAAGTTTTCTTCATAACGTGAGTGGCACGCTCGCACGTCGACAAATCTGACGCGCCATAGCTCACAACAAAATCTTCTGCCGGAACAAACATCGCGCAAGGGCGGTCCATGTTCGGGTCAAAATACACCTTACGGAACGCAGAACCGGCAATCGGCAAGGAAAACAAAAGTTTTTCCGTTTCCGTCCGATACTCAGTCATGCGCTGTGTAATCAGGTAGTTGAGGTAGTTCTCAACTCTGTGCGCCTGCTTGACCTTGTCGTCGGTTAGCTTGCCGACGATAGAGGTCTTGACCGGCCCACTGGCAGGATAAATCTCCTGTATGGTTTGGGCTTGGAACCGGATAACCGCCTCGGACAGCATCGGGTGGAACACACCGCAAGCGCCCTCCCACGGGGTTGATCGGTCCTCAAACTTTAGCCCTAACAAGTCAAGACCACGGATGTATGCGTCTTCCCAATCCGCTCGGCTGTTACGATCCGACTCAAATTGAGCCACCAACTCGCTTGCCAGAGCGTCGAGATCGCCATCACTCATAAACTCAGCCAGATTGGAGTCGTGACGGACCCCCATCAGCTCAGAGGCGTTAGGGTCAAAATCAATGACCATGCCGCCGTCCTCGTCCATCACGCTGACAGACTCGGGGTTTTCGATCACAATCTCTAGTTCTTCGCCCTCTACGCCCTGTGCGTCAAAGGGCTGGGCAAGCCGGTCAATAGCCATTTAGAGGACTTTGCCACCCTTGAAGTAGCCCTTGGGTCCGGGAATTGTTCCGCCCATAGACTTGCCTTCTTCGTCTGCTAGGAAAAATGGCACTTCCTCGCCCTGCTTGTTTTTAACCATTTTTAACTTGCCGCCTGAGCCGTAGGTCATAGACTGAGTAATTTCATCGTCAGACTTTTTAGACATCTTGACCTTGCGGCCAGCACTCATTTTCTCTGGCGGCTTAACACCACCTACAGCGCCGCCCTTGTTGTACATCCTTCTAGTCCGCGTCATGGGCTTCTTCATCATTGCCACCTGCATATAAGTTGTCGAATACTCGGTTTACGTCCAGCGTGTAGTCCAAATCCGACTTGGAATAGTGTATGTGCTGGGACGGCCTAAAATCTGGTGCGCCCTCGCCTGTTGCGAACCACGCTGGGTGTGTCACCCTGACGCGGTTGTTTGGCAAGGCCACTATGTTTCCTGTCCACGGGCCTGCATCTAACAGCTCCATCACATGACTCTGCTTGTGTTGAGCGGGGTCATCTGCAATCTCGCTGTCGGTGTAATCCACCGTGAACATGTACTTCGCTGGATAAAAATTGCCGTCTATCTTGGCAATCCAAGGGCATGGGGTTGCTCTGTCCAGCACATAGACACTGTGCTCTCTGGACGAACAGTCCCAAGGCTGTGCCGCATAGACCGGCATTGGCTCGGGCCACTCCTTAAAAGGGGTGTCGCCTACCAGTGCGGTAATCGGCATTCTGGCCCACATTGCGCCACCGTGAACATTTGGCTCGTCGGTGTCGTAGGTCTCGGCGCCAGTAAAAATTATCTGAAAACTCAAGCACCTACACGGCATAGTTGTCACAGCGATTGCCATCGCATGCAAAAACTCTCCGTGATATTTGCTGTGATTGTGCGTGTACTCACGCCTTACCCAGCATTTGAAGTGCGGGATGTTGCTTTGCAGAAAAGCCATAAGCTCCTCAGTAGTAGTTAGCGACCCTTGAGTAGGGGTCGAAGTCGTCCTCTTCATCCGTTCGGAGTGCGACAAAGCCACCCTGACGGTAACGGAGAAGAGCCTGCGTCGATGAGTCAACAAGGTCGTCATGCTCCCCAGCGGGGAACGCGGCGAACTCCTCAATGACCTCCTCGGCAAATCTTGTTTCCGGCGCCCATACCACGCCAGATGCAAACAAGTCAGCTACAGCATTTACGCGGGCTATCTTGTCGTTTCCACGCGATGGCGTGTATTCCGATACCGGGATACCCATAGCGCGTAGCTCAAATATGAGCGGCATTCCAGCCGCTTTTCCTTCAACAATGAAGGCATCGGGTTGCATCTCGTTCCACATTTCAAAGGCTGTTTTTTTCAGCTCTGGGAACTCAAGACGTTCCTTGTAGGCATCCAACAGGATGATATTCGGCTGTGTAACGCCGTCGTCGTCGGGGTGATAAAACACGCCCCACGTTGTGCAAGCTGAATAGTCGGCTCGTTGGGTTTTCAAAAACGCCGTGTCCCATGACTGAATTATAAATTCACAGTACGGGGGGCGGTCTTGCTCCCATCTTTTCCACCACTCGCGCTTGATTAGTGCGCCTTCTTCGGCGGTTGGATTCTGCTGATACTGCGCATTCCACTTGGGAGAGGGCAGTTCGCTACGCAGAGCCTCTAGCTCTGTTTGGCTCCAGAACTCAGGCCACAGGGGCTTTCCTGATGGCATGATTGCTGGAAATTCAATTACCTCCCACTCATCCGAGCCTACCCGTTGAGCAGAGGATTTTATGATCTTTCCTGTCAAATCCCGCATATGCCAGCGGGTCATCACGATTACGATAGCGCCCCCCGGCTGGAGACGCTGTCTTGGCCCTGATGTGTACCAGTCATAGGTTCTGTCAAAGACAGCAGGGTCTGCCGACTGGCCCTCCTGCTCCGAGTGGGGGTCGTCGATGATCAGAAGGTCCGCACCTTTACCTGTCACCGCACCGCCAACACCGATAGCGAAGTATTCGCCGTTCTTGTTGGTGCTCCAGCGTCCCGCGGCCTTTGAATCAGCCCTCAACTGAAGGGTGGGAAACGCCTTCTTGAAGTCGTCCGAGTCCACCAAGTTCCTGACTTTACGGCCAAAACCCACCGATAATTCAGCGGTGTGCGCCGTCTGGATGATCTTTTTCTCTGGAAACTGGCCCAGAAACCATGCCGGTAGCAGGAACGATGCAAACTCCGACTTGGTGTGTCGAGGCGGCATATTGATGATCAAACGCTTCAATTCGCCTCTGGCGATGCGCTCAAACGCCTCTGCCATGATTTTATGGTGCCGGCCCTCAATAAATGCAGGCCATGTGTGTTTGACAAAGCCCATAAAGGTACTGCGGGCTTCTTCAATCTTCTGGGCCTGCTTGGCCTGTTCCAGTAATTCTGCCGCCTTCAGCTTAACTTCTGGCGATGCGCCCTTCAGCCGCTTGGCTAAGTCGGGCGTGAGCATCTCTGACATTATGCCATCCGGGCTGTTTTAGTCCGCTTAAATGATCTGTTCTTTGATGCAGAAGCCACCTTGAGGTTGGACTTCTTGTTGGAGCCGCCCTTTGACAGGGGCTTCTTGTGGGCCACGTCTTTGCCGTCACCCTTCTTGACTTTGCCGTCCTTCTCCATCATATCCCGTGCCGCGTTACGCTGGGCGCGACGCTTCTTTTGCTTGGGCTTGGAGTGGTAATTGTCGTATTCCTTCCGGTAATTACGCCGCATTAGCGGTAGTAGCCGCCCTTGCCGCCATAAGGCATAGCCTGACGCATAGGTGGCCTTACTGGGCCTACCGGAGTCTGAGAATACGGCCTAAAGTCATCGGCTATTGTGGTTGGCGGGGGAGGCGGAGGTGGGGTCGGAAAGCCCATTATCTGGTCGCTGGATGGGTCCATTCCGCCCAAAACAGCCCCCTGAGAGAGGCGCCCTTGCTGGTTGTTGTTGCCGATAGGAGTTGCGGGAAGAACCGCAATAGGAGTTTCGGGAAGACCGGAGCTATGTACCCCAATAGGAGTTTCAGCAGGAAGGCGATCACGCTCCTGCTGTATGAGGTACTGTTGCAT